TGAACCAACATCTTTTAGAAGAGTTAGAATCATTAGCTGACGTAGGACCGGTGCAAATGGTCTTACAAACAAAATTAATAGAGAGAAGTCGAAACTACCTCTCTACACCACACTCTGATCGGCAGGTGAGTGTGTCTTCAGGTTCTGATCTAGAACTTGGAGTATTTTCCGTAGATATCGCAAAACAATGCGGTGTCATGGAGCCTCGTTATGAGGTTCTTAAATACGTCCAAGCCAGTACTCAGTCTGGTGGGGAAAATAATTGTCAGGAAAGACCCAAATTTTCAAAAAGTCGATTTAGTCGAGAAGAAGATAAAACAGTTAACTATTTTAATATCTTTTATCAAGACTATATTGATTCAATCGATTTAGGTGAAATTTCTAATAAAGTGAATCTGATCGATAGGAGAAATCTTATCAACGATCAGGCCATTCTAATCAAATGGCGGCAATTATCTGAAAGTAGTGTTACAAATGTGACAATCCAAACTCTGAGGTGTGATTCACCAACGTGTGCGGAGGTTGACGAAGTCTTGAGAGGACTGTACATGACTGCGAAGAACCCATTGAATTCTTCTGTAGCCATCTTCAACGATTTCAAAGTGATAAAGAATGAATTTTTAAGCTTGTGGAATCTAACTGTAGATCTTTATAGAACTATAATAATCTATGGATATCTTATTGATATCAATAAGTGTAGAACTCGTATGTTACATACCTTTGCTCGTTATGCAAAGTTAGTAACAGAGTTGCCGGATGTGAAGATTATTAGGGGACAGACCTTGGAACCTAGTCGTTGGATGAAGTTAGCAAAATTTAAATTAGCTAGCTTTGCAGCTTGGGCAAAATACAGTGATGTATTGCCAAAGAGTCCTTTAACATCACCAACTGATAGACCAGAAATGATCATAGATCACGAATTTGAAAGGTGGATTAGGGTACGTCGAGAAGACTATCTTGAATCATCTCATAAATATAGATTATGGTACATGTCATTAGTTGATACAATTTGTAGAGGAGTAAAGAAAGGAGCAGATCGTGCATCAGATGACGACTGTAAGATTAGTAATCTTGAGACCTTTGAACTTTTTACTACTCCAAAGGAGAAACCTACGTATCTAGATATTACAATTCCTGATATGGAAGAAGAAGTGAGACGATCAACACGTGAAATTATCGGAAACGATAAATTCTTACCAGTGTGGTCTCATTGTCCTAGTTTCTCAAGTTGTACTGAGAATAGTCTTCGTAAAGGAGGACATGTTAAAGAAGTTAAAAGAATAATCAAGGGTAATAAAAGAGAGTTGACAGTAACCAAAAAGAAAGGGTTACTTCATGATCCTCATCCCTTAGATCATTATAACGACACCGTTGATCCTAATCCTATATGTGTGAAACCACTTCCTTCTATTGATTTAGATAGCGAACGAGCACTTAACAGGGTCGGATCGATGATCTCTACTGACTATCTTGAAGTCACTTTAAATTCAGGAAATGTTGGTACGGATTTGGATATAGAACATTTATGTGAGATATGCCTTAACTCGCCTAGTGAGATTAAATTAATTGCCTTAAAAGAGGCTCTCAAGGTTAGAGGGATTAGCACACCGTGCGCTTTAGAAACTTGGTTATTAAAACCTTTACAAAAGTTTTTAGCGAAAAGTCTATTGAAACATGCTGTCTTTGCTGTGACAGGAACTCCACTTACTGAGAAACATCTTGAAGGTGTTTTGACGTATTTATTAGATAATGAGGAGATTGTTTCAGGTGATTATGATAATGCAACTAACAATATGATCGGCTCTTATACAAGAGTTTGTATTGAAGAAATTGTTAAGACGCTAGGTTTAAGCGAGCTCTACGGGGCAGTTGCGATTAGATCGTTGTGTGATAATTTAGTAACATATAGTTATAAAGACACCAAGGGTAAACTAGTTAAAATACAAGGTGAGCAAGAAGAAGCTCAACCCATGGGAAAGATTTTATCTTTCACAGTACTCTGTATCATTAATTTTGCTGTTTGCAGAAAGGCCTTAGAATTAGACAAGAAAGTTGTTATATCAATTGACAAGTTTCCTGGGCTCATTAATGGAGATGACTGTTGCTTCCCGATTACCAATTTTGAACATTGGGTTGGTTGTAGTGCAATGGTTGGTTTATTTAACTCCATCGGAAAAACATTTAAATCGAGAAAATTCGTTGAGATGAACTCTCGAACTTTTCTTCTTAATTCCTCAAAATCTGAATTTGGAATATCACGAGACTTAGTCTTTAGTGAGGTGCCATTTATTAATTTTGGGCTAATGAAGGGATTAGTTCGGTCAGCAGGGTGCGACGAGATCGATAACTTTGAAAGAGAGGTTATCGAGAGTTGTGGTAGAATGGGATGGTGTCATAGAGAACTAATTAAAGGCTTTGAGCCTTGGTTTCATGATTTAGACTATCTGTTCAAAAACTATCATAACAAGTATCTATTAAGTGATTATCTTAAGGGAATTCCTTATTACATTCCAACATGGTTAGGTGGATTAGGTCTCTCAGTGGGACACTATCCTGAAGAAGTCATCACCCCTGT